CCAAAGCGGGTGGCGCTGTTGGCCTCCGGCATCACCGTCCAGTTGCCCGCTACACGCCGACTGCGCCAGATGCGCGCCTGCGCTGTGGCATGGTCGGTCTGTTGCGATTTGCTAAAGGTGGCGCCGTCGGCCTCAAAGTCGAAGTTGGCAGCCAGCGCCGCCGCCTTCTCTTCCCAGATTTCGGCCGCCGCCAGCGCCAGGTCATAGGAGGGTATCCAGCCGGATTCGTCGGGGTAGACATCCTCCGGGTCAGCGACGGGATGGCGCTCGATGGCATCGACCAGCAGTGGATCGCTATAGGTCGTCGTGCTTGGCTCGGCCACCATACGCCGCAAGCGCGCAATGTCAGCGGCGGATGTGCCGCCTACATAGCCGCTCACGGGTTCACCCGAATGTACGAAATGTATAATCGGCCCCGAAAGCCGGTTGAATCGGCGCTGCCGGTCGCCGTGATATAGTCAGCCGCCGGCCATACCTGCACCGCACCTTTGGCGACGACCGCCGCCATGCCATGATAGGCAGTAGCGGCAATGGCGCCGTTGATCGCCAATGCGGAAATCAGGTCGGCGTCGCTGGCGGTCGGGCTGGGGTTGACGCCGACATTGATATTGGCGGCGCCTGTGCTGGCGGTCTCGACGTAAAGCTTGACATCGGTGATGATCAGCGGCACGCCTTCCGGGTTGCGGACGAAACCGATTTCACCGCCGGCAAAAAGAGCAGCGCCGACCAGCGGAATCTCCAGATGACCACTGGCAAAGACCGGCGTTGTCATGGTTGGAGCGCGGCAAAGGCCAGCCGCGTGGACGGGGTCTGGTTGACGCGGTTGATTGGGTTGGGTAGCGCAAAGCCGAGGCGAATCACGGCGCGCAGGGCAACCATGTCCTGCTGCGGCAGGTTGTAGATGACCAGCCCGCCGGCGTCGGTGATCACCGCCTGGTCAAGAATCTTAAAGGTGATATCCTGGCGCATCGCCCACACCAGTTGATCCCACTGCCCGCTGAAGAGCAGCGCCACCGTCGGGTCAATGCTGCCGTCGGTCGGGAAGAGGATCGGCGCGCCGTCCAAAGCGTAGCGGGTGTTTTCCTGCATCGTATTGACAAAGATCGGCTGGCCGGTGGCCGACTCACGCAGACCGCGCAGTTGTCCGCGCAGGGCGAGGGCGGCGATGTGACCATCGACCATATAGCCGTCTTCCTCAACCTTGGCGATGACGCCGGTCGCCCCCATGATCTCGTCGTAGAGGTCGCCGGTATGCACCGACTGATCGACGATGTTGCCGGCGGCGGTAATCACGGCGAGTAAGCCGGCGCCGCCGAGGTTGGTTGTCCACGAAGCGGGAATGCCGGTGCCGAACAAAACGGCGCGGTTGATGGCGAAGTTGATGGCATCGACAATCGAAGGGCGAATCTCGGCCCAGATGTCATAGCCGGCATCGTCCAGCACCGCTTCGGGAATCGGCACGATAGCGGCGATTTCCTCAGCGTCGATGTATTTGTTGGCCCATTGCACTTCGGTCGTCTGCTTGAGGCCGGTGTCGCCGCTGACAAAGTAAGCGGTCGCTAAGGCGCTCATCACCGGCATCCGGGTACGGGAGGTCGGCATGTCGGGTAGTCGCCGCGCCAGTTGCATCAGCGGGTTGGTTTGGGCGACCGTTTTCATAATCTCACGCGCCTCGCCCACCGGGATGAGCGCGGCAGCGTCGGTCGTGCGGTCGATGACAGAGTTATATGGCACTTGAAGCTATCCTTATCTGCGCCCACTTGCGGCGCGTATGAAGTCGTTCATGGATGGGCCGGCGGGCGGCGAGTTGCTGCCTACGCCGGCGTTGCCGTTGGGAATCGTCTTGCGCCCAAAGAGTTCAGGCGCCGCCGCTTTGATCGCCGGCCAGTCGGGGTCGCCGCGTTTGGTAAACAATCCTTCGGCGCTCGCCACCAGGAAAGCGGCGCGTGGATTGCTGCAGGCGATCTCGGCGCGGCCAGCTTCTTCGTAGAAGGCGGCTCGTTGCTCGGCCTGCTCAAGCCGGCTGGACATCTCGCCCAGCGTCTTTTCGGCCTCGCTGCCCTTTTCGGCTTTGGCCGTCAGGTCACGCAGTTGCTTGGAGAATTCCTTGCGCTGGCTGCGCTCTGACTCCAGAGCGTTCTTGAGCGCGGCGGTATGGGCATCTAGCCCGCTGCGAACCTGGTCGGGCTGCTCGCCTAGCCAGGAATCAAAGTCAAAGGGTGCTTGTTGTTCTGTTTGGGGTTGTTGTTGCGCCGCATCTTGCGGAGTTGATTCGTCCGGCATCTCGCCTCGCTTGTGGCAAATAAAAAACGCCCACCGGCCATTGCTGGCTCGTGGGCGTCGTGCGCTCTAGGAATATTTAATTTCTGTTGCGTATATCCTACTCTATATCCACTGCGATTTCAAGACTGGAGAGTTTGACCACATACTCACGCAGATCAAAGATGGCCGTCTCACCGTTGCGCCGCACTTCCAGCAGCAGCAGCCGCCCGTCGATGCGCGCACAGAGCTTGCCGCGCTCGTCACGCAACTCCGTCCAGACGACGGTCGTGGATGCGGCGACAATGGCCGGTTGGGCTCCGCCCCGTATCCGATCGGTCACGGCGCCAACTCCCGAAGCGGCACGCTCCGCAAGGTCGGCCCCCATGTGGCATTGGGCACAATCTGCACGCTGTCCTGTAGCTCAAACTGGCCCAGCCGCCACGCCTCATATTTGCCCTTGCCCATAATCGACTCCTGCGTGGCGCTATCCTGGCTACGTAGCCAGTCCTCGCCGCGCTGCCACTCAGGTTCAGGTTGGCCGCGTACAATCGGGATCAGCGCGCATCGGCAATTGGGATGGCTCGGCATTAGCTCGTCGGTCGCATACTTGGTGCCTTCTAGGAGTATGCAGTTGAGGCACGTCCGCCGGTCGTGGGCGGCGATGCGCGTATAGCTGGTGACGATGCCGGATGCGATGTACTGCTGGCGGTTCGACTCGTTGTAAACACGGAGCTGCTCCGTGCGGGCTATCGTCAGCATCCGGTCGAGGCTGCCGGTCATGCCCTCGGCCATCAGCTTGGCGGTCTTGCGCGGCCCCCAACCCAGCGCCACGCCATCGACAAGCGCCTGTGTTAAGCCTTGCGCGCTCAAAGGCCATGACTGTACCAAGATGCTATTTAATGGCGTGCCTGCGCCCGTCAGGCCGACCATGTGCTGTACGGCGCTGACGGGCAGGCGGTTGAAGGTCGTGGCAACCTGGGCGCTGATGGCCTGGGCGCCGTGGCTGATGCCGGCTGTCGCCATTGCCTGCTGGCCGTCGCTGATCGTGCTGTTGGCGTAGGCGGTGTATGTCCTTAGCTCGTCGTGGAGTTGCACCAGCAGTTGTTGGTAGCGCACCTCGCCCAGCAGCAGGTTGGGCGTGACCACGCCGCCGCTCGCCGTAATCTCGGCCATGCGAAAGGCCAACGCCTCGATCTGGCCCATCAGGCGCCGCTCGACGCCAAGCCAACGGCGCGCCATCTCGGCCTGTTGGGCGCTGCCGGCGCGGGCGATGCCGGCTTTGAACTGGCGCATAAGGCTGACTACGGTTGACTCAGGCATTATTTCTTGGCGTCCACGGCTCTCGCCCGCTTCGCTGCCGCCGGCGCATACTTCGCCGCCCGGTTGATGATGTTCCTACGCGCTGCGCTACTCTTGGCATGGCCGCGCAGCTTGATGGCGGAGACGGCGCTCTTACGGTCGAAGACAGGAAACTTCTTGCCCTTGCCCACGCCATGCTTGCGCCGCGCCGCTGCCGAGACGCCGCCCGAACGGGTGCGATTCGCTTTGGTTCCTCTACGCTTCGCCATTGCCGTTCACCGCTATTGCGGCCCCATTCTGTTGTGCTGTCGCACCATTCTGGTCGAAGTTTCTCTGAGCATTCGTCAGCGCCGTCGCCAAGTTCTGCTGCTGCGCGCCCTGTTCCTCGCCAATCGCATCCTCCAGCTCGGCCAGCTCCTGCTCGGTATAGCCTTCCTGTTGCATCTGCCACAGCAGCGGGATACCGGCCGCCACGCTCTCCTTGCGGATCAGCGCCTGCGTGTAGGGCTGTACCGTCTCCGGCTCGTCAAAGATCGGGATGATGGCGTTGTCGTCAACAAGACCCATGCCGGCCACGAGCATCATAAACTGTGCCACCTCGCTCCAGTTGGCAATCCAGCGCGTGATGTACTTTTGCGCCTTGTGATTGAGCGGCGCTTCCATCGCAATCAGGGCTTCGCCCGACGGGTCGCCGCCCTGCCCGAAGAAGTAGTGTTTGGGCGTCCTCGATATGATGGCAATCGCCGTCGTCCACTTGTCGATGGCTTGCAAATAGTTGCTCAGTTCGGTGGAAGCAAACTGGCCGACGCTTGTCGGCTGCTCTTCCTTGCCGGAAGCGCCGGGTATATCCCAGATGGCATTCGGAGAATTCTTGAACTTGCCCGGCTCGGCCAGACTGATGATGTATCGCTGCGGGAAGGCGCCAAACTCAGCGGCGATCATCATATCGGCCAGAATCTTGTTGACGGCATCCTGTGGCCCCAGTACGTTCTGGAGTTCGCTGGTAATCACGCGCCGCTCCCGCCGGAAGTGAAAGACGGGGATGGTACCGTAGGGATTCGGTTCACTGTCAACACGCACAAAGCTCTTGCCGTTGGATACCTCGTTCCACAGGCCGTTATGGTCGTCAGAACGTATAGCATTGGTGCTGCGGTAATACTCCAGCCGGTCGGCATAGTAGAGCGTCAGCAGCCGGTGGTCGTCATCGCCGACCCACCACTTGACGGCAAAGCGTTTGCGGCGCGGCTTGTCGGCCTCATAGAAGAGATGCACGTTGCGGCTGTCGTTGTAATAGGCTTCAGGCTGAGCCGTCTCTTCATCCGGCCAGACCAGCACATACGATTCGCCGGTGACGAGCGAGGCCAGATGCACGTCCTCTGATTCGAGGATCAGCTCAGACGAGCCGAGCAGCAGCGCCAGGGCGTCGGTCGCCGCCTCGTCATCAGCGACCAGGATGCGCTGAAGCTGGATGCGGTCGGCCACGCTATCGACGACGACCGCGCACCAGTTCTGCTGGAAGGTGGCGCTCAGATTCTGGAATAGCTCGTTGAGTTGGCGGCTGGCATAGACCAGCGGCTGGTAGCCCTGGTAATAGTTCCAAAGCCGTGTATAGCGCGGCGCTTTATAGAGCAGCGTGGCGACGGCCAGTTCGATGTCATCCATTATAGACTCCTCCTGTGCGGCGTGGTGGCTTGCCGTCTAAGTACATTACAGCGTATCTGAGCGCATCGACCCCGTGGTCATTCAGCTTGAGCGGTTCCTCTTTGTCGGGCCGGCCGTCGGGCGTCGTCTGCCAAACATAGCCCGGCAGCTCCTGCTCGGTGCAGGTCGGCTTGTGCGCATCGGATAGCGAACCGTCCCGTTCGACCAGTGCGCTCTTGAGCAGGAAGAGGCGCGGCCTGTCATCATGCCCGCGTGCCAAGCGTGCCTGCACCGCCTGGATGCCGCGTGACACGTCCTTAATCGCCGGCACGCTAGATATACCGCATTGCCTCAGCGTGGCCCTGTCCTCGGCGTCGTGGTCGCAGACAGTCGCCTCGTAGGATTCGCCCTGCGACAAGAGATTGATTTTGGCGGCATGTTCGGTCACGGTACGTTTGGTCATGTAGATTTCCCGGTAGCGATACGCTCTGCCGTCGCCGTCAATCGCCCACCATTGGCAGACAAAAGCGTTGACATAGCCGAAGTCGATCACGCGCAGCTTGCGCCAGTTCTGCCAACCGTCGGGCATCCTGTCAATCATGTGCAGCGCATCGCTCCAGGTGTCATAGACCACGCCCTCGGCCTGCACCCACATCCCTTCCCGCAGCCGCATCCCCAAGACGCCGGTGATACTTTGAAGAGTAGCGATATACTCTGGTGGCAAGTAGGGATTGTCACGGGCGGCGCTGTAATGCACACTGGCCTCGCCGCCGTCGATGAGGCGTGTCTTAATCCAGTGCAGCGGGCTATCCGGGTTGGTCGTATAAAGGATTTGCCGCCAAGAGGCTGCATTGCCGCGTAGCCGTCCCAACAGTTCGTTGTGGTCATCCTCGGTCAAGGCGTTGGCTTCCTCACCCCAGATCATATCAGCAGCGCCGTCGCCGTTGATGCTGCGTAGCGCCTGCCGTTGGCCTTCATCCTTCATGCCGGCGATAAAGATGCGGCTGCCGTTGGCGTAGTGGAATACGAGGTCGGCGGCGTTGTAGCGCACGGACGGGTCATCGCCTATCGCCGTCTTGAGCGCATAGACGACCGATTTGCTGGCGAACTCACGCGCCTTGCGTAAGGCGATGCCGGTCGAGGATGGATATTTCAACATAAAGCCATGTATTTTCTCAGCCGCTGCCCGGCTCTTGCCGCCACCGGCAGAGCCGCCATAGACGCAGACCTGCGCCTTGTCCCGCCAGGCGGTCACTTGCCAGGGCATCGGGCTATAGGTCGCTGTCAGTTGTATCTTCGTTCCATTCATCCGGCGTTACCTGTACATATCCTTTGACAATCGCCACATTGATCGGCCCGCCCTCCGGCCCGCTGATTTCCGTCCCCGTCGTATAGCCGCGTTTCTTGCCGCGTGTGCTGAGCAGGTACTTGACCATGCCCTCGTTGCCGTCCATCACCGCCTGGTACAATTTGAGTTCGCCGATGTCAACTAGCTTCTCACGCTGCGTTTCGATTTCGTCACGCACCGACTTATAGCGCTCGGCATAGTTGAGAACGGTTTCGGGATGGCAGCCGATGCGGTCAGCGGCCAGATAGACCATGCCCTTCGTCTCCTTGAGCGCGGCGATCATCTGCGCCGCTGTGTACTTTTCCTTACGTGCCATGTTCTAGGAACCGCTTTGCAAGATGCTGTCGCGGAAAATCGAATAATTGATCATCTCCGTTTGACAGTATATACAGACGACGTTATACTGTATATACAGAGGCGAACGTGAACCGGTGAAGCATAGGAACCTGACGGGAATCGCTGCAAGCCGCATCTTATTGACACTCAATCATTAATTGCTCACATGAAAGGTAATACCCATGTACTCTACCCGCAGCAAGAAGGACATTATCAAAGACGCACGCGCCACCCTCAAGAAGGCGCTGCCCGGCTGGACATTCAGCCTCACGCAACCTCATTACGGCAGCTTCGACCTCAATCTGATGAGCGGCCCCGTTGACGCTCTTTTGCCTAGCGAAGGCTGGAAAGACGGCGGCTATGCCCAACTCAATCACTATAGCCTCATGGATGATTCCCGCAGCGTCGAAGATCGCTGCCATTGCAACGGCGCACAGTTGACGAGAGAAGCGTTTACAGCCGTCTACATGGCAACCAAGATTGTCAACGCCGAGAACTGGGACGAGTCCGATAGTCAAACTGACTATTTTCATTGCAACTATTACCTGCATGTCTCGGTCGGTAAATGGGATCGCCCGTACAAGGTGAGTGCCTAATATGCCACCGACCAAGCACCACATCATTCGCCTATCTGATGAGAACTGGATACTACTCGCCGCGGTGTTTCGGCGAGTAGTACCGATTGAACGATTACCCGCCCACGTCAACCCTGATAGTGATTGGCAGATCACCGAAGGGTTGCGCATGATCGCAAGTGGTGAGTTAATCATTCATCTCTCCACGTTTGACTAGCATCATTCCGTATTCATTCGCCCCTTTAGGAATAACAAGACCTGGCTTGAGCAGGAGTCTATTTTTCTTGAAGGGGCGATAATCTACCTGGTGTTGCCAACGCCCCCATTTGAAAGTGATAGTTGTAACGTCTGGGTGCTTCTGCCTCAATTCCTCAGCCATCTTCCAACGGCCATCGCCCTGATAATGGGGCGTCATACCGCCTTTGACGGTCATAGTCACCGCCTTTTCAATCAGAAAAGTATTAAACAGTATCGTACAGAGTCCATTCTTGAGAACACGCAGACGCAAATCGGTATCGTCGTTATAGAACCCCTCATTGCGAAATGGCTTGCCGTTGCGGTCGCGGGCATCAGTTTCGATAAGCATATTCGAGTAGACGCGTGTATTGAGATAAAATGGCGGCCGCTTTGACCTTGCGGGCATAAAAAACCTGTAGTGCATGCCCGCAATAGGAACGTTGCTATAACGTTCGACAAAATCCTCCATAGCGCAGAGTGACGTTCCCGACGCTATCGGTACTCTTAGACCACGATTCCAGCGATAGATGCCCTTTATGTTATCGTCCATCGTCCAGAAGCGCGGCGTACCCGAAGCGAGTGCATAATCCCAAATATAGTTGCGTGTCACTACTAGACCTTTGTCACTATGAGGCAATGTGATGATTTTTCTCTCGTCTATCACGGCTGCATAGTTGTCAAACTCTTGAGGCTCAACAAAAACCGTATAAGGAACATTGATTCTATCAAGCTCCTTGACCGTTAGACGGCTATCCCATCTTCCCTTGCTAGGTATGTAAATCGGGTATCTAGGATTCATCTATCCATCTCTTATCCGCGTGTGGTGTTCCTTCGCGTTCCGGATACCAAACATACTTGGTTTTATCGGTAATTGTCTGCTCTATCAATTTTGCAAATCTAGACACATCTTCCTTTGTCGCAAAGTGAACGTGTATTGATTGAAATGTCGATTCTGCACTAGGCGCAAACTCCGGCATCCCTACCCATTCGGCGTTGGGGTCATTCGGCGCAAAGCCGCTTGCTACCTGTGCCAATAACTGCTCAAGCTCCATACTGCTATACCCCGCCGCCTCGACCAATAGCGGCTCCCGCGCTTGCAGCTCTTCCAGAATAGCCGCTAGTTGCGCCTGGTCAGGGTCAGACTGGCGCGCCAGTTCGTTGTCGGCGACGACGTAGGCCAAACTTTCCGATTCGCTGAGATGGTCAACCACATCGGCGCGGATGGTGTCCCAGCCAAGCGTATGCGCCGCCAGGACGACGCCATGCCCTGCCAAGATGGTGTTGTTGCGTACAACGATGCTCCGCACCTGTCCGAACGTGGACAGGCTCTTGGCGATGCGTGCGATTTGGGCGTCGCTGTGGCGGTTATAGTTGCGCTCGTGGCCGTGAAGGTCGGCCAGGTTGATGATTTGATTCTTGACAGCTTGCATAGCCGTACCTGTCAAAATGTAGTCCCGTCTACTTGTGTACCTGTCAACATTCGTGCTATATACCTAGCAGATAAGGAGATATACAATGCCACAAATCACAGAAGCCGCTGAAGAGTTGGAGGAGCGGCGCCAGGAATACGAGCGTAAGCTAGACCAGCAGCGTGATGCTACTCTTCACCGCTGTCATATTCCTCAGACGGCGGCAGGAAAATATGCGCCGGCATCCAGGCCGGTGCTGCCCCTAGCTCATCCTCACGCTGCCGAACCTTCTCTTTGTACTTCGCCAACTCTGCTTCCAGCCATTTGCGCTCCCGATTGAGCGTGCGGATGTAGGTTCGCATCCCGGCCAGCTCAGCGGCATGGCCGCGCTTGAGTTCGCTGATGTGGGCGCGGTGGGCGCCGTCGAGCAGCAGCAGGCCCACGAAATAAACTCCCAGGTAGACGATGGCGGCGAACCAATTATCCATGCTCATGGCTCAATCTCCAGTAAGGGCGTCTTGCGTAGCACGGCATAACCTATCAGATAGAGTGTCGCCTCGCTGGCAAAGACCAGCGCCACCGTAGGCCACATCGGAATGCCGCCGCCCAAGTACAGCGGAAAGAGCGCCACGCCGACCGCCACAAGCGCCGCCTGCACGACCATAGCCAGCCAGGGACGGCGCCGCAACCGGTACGCAATCAGGGCGGCGCCGTAGCTCACAATCGGCATGGCGACAAAATCCCACGGGCCGAAAGGCGACGTGATATTGGCAAGTGCCACGCCGACCGCCAGCCCTAAGCCGATGACCGGCGAGACCAACGCCAATGGCTTGAGCAGCCCGGCGAGGCGCAGTTGTAGCGGGCCAAAGCTGATCGGCGCCAGCGCAATCGTGATCACCGCATAGGCGGCAGCCACCAGCCCCGCATACACAATCAACCTAACTTTAGTAGTGGCTCTTGGTTCTCGTACTGCTTCCATGCCGCTAATGTCTTTTCAATGCCCTCAAAACGTTGGCGAGTGCCATCACAGGTAAAGCGTTCGCTGCCGGGTAAAAGTCTAAACATCTGATAGCGCCGGCGCCAGTTGACGCGTCCAATGTGGATATGTAGCCCCATCTCTTGCCCACGCTGGATCATCAGGGTGGCGGCGACGCTTTCCTTCCATGCCGTTGTGCCACCAATGAAGAGCGCCGCCGCGCTGGACGGTATATTATGCGCCTCGCTGCCATCCTGCGCCACGTAGGCCAGCGGCCAGCCATTCATTTGCGGCGCCCATTCAGCATAACGGGCCAACGTAGCGACGGCATCGCCGACCACATCCGGCACCGCCACGAATAGACAGGTTGGGCAATAGGCGGTCATGCCGTCCAGCCATGCGCTAAAGCGTGCGCCGTCAAAGCCGGTAAAGGCGCAATTGTCGCCCGCCCACGGCAGCCCGCCGGCGATGCCGCTTGGTACGCCTTTGTGTTTGTAGCTGCCCAGGATGCCATAGACGCCCTCACTGATGCCGCCAACTGATACCAGGAATCTCATTTATCCGTAAGCCGCCCAAATCAGCATGGCGCAGACGATAATCCACAGCAGCGCCAAGCACAGCCAACGCGTTGAATATACGCGCTGTACTTGCAGCTCGGCCAGCAGCAGCGCAAATGTAATCACGCCGAGGAAGGCCAGCAGATCGCCGCGTGGCATGGCACTAGTTGCCCGTCAAAATGCCCACATCTGTCAGCAGAATGGCGGCGGCGAACAAGAGCGGCACAAACGCCTCGGCAATATGCGCCAGGCCAAAGATGGCGCCGACGACGGCCAGCAAAAGTGATACGACAATCAGCGGACGACTCATCATATTGACTCCTTTAATCTGCCGCCAGCAACATTGGCTGCGTGCGGCGAATACGCTCATGCGCCAGTTCGATATAGGCAGGGTTGAGGTCGATGCCCAGGCCGCGCCGCCCATGCTTGAGCGCAACGGCGACGGTTGTGCCGCTGCCGGCGAACGGGTCAAGTACCGTATCGCCCACCCTGCTACCGGCCAGGATGCAAGGCTCAACTAGCTTGGTCGGCATCGTGGCGAAGTGGGCGCCCTGATAACTTTCCGGCCCCAATGACCAAACTGACCTGCGATTTCGTGTGCTTGCCGTAACGCTATCCGTCCTGTCAGAACGATGTTGCGCCGCGCTTTGGCCAGGTAGGATGTGATCCGAGACAGGCCCGCTACGGGCAAAGGTGGCGGCTTGTCCTGTCCATACTTGCGCCGGTTCAGCGATGGCATCCGCATCGTAGAAATAATTCGCGCTCTTGGTCAGCAAAAACACTTGCTCATGCGCCTTGGTCGGCCTGTCGGTGACGCTTTCCGGCATCGGTGCTTTCTTTGCCCATATCACCTCGCTGCGTAGCCACCAGCCATCCGCGCGTAGGGCAAAGGCGACGAGCCAGGGGATGCCAAATAAATCCTTTTGTTTAATACCAGTGGGAATAATCTTCTTTGGTTGTCCGCCCAAATGCCCGCGCCCCTTGCCGCCATAGCCAACCGTAGACGCGCTAAAGTCTTGCCCCGGATTTCCCGTGTTGGCGTAACTGTCGCCCAAATTCAGCCACAGAACGCCATCATCCCGCAGCAGCCGCCGCACTTCTCTAAACACGTCAACCAATTTGGCGACGTAGGCGTCGGGCGTTTCCTCCGTGCCAACCTCAAGCGGCTTATTAGGGTCGGCATTGTCCAAGTACGCCCTCAAGCCGAAATACGGCGGACTCGTCACGCAACATTGCACGCTGCCGGCGGGAAGCGTTCGCATCACTTCGATGCAGTCGCCTTGTAGGAGTTGGTAATTCATAGCTTCAGCCCGAGAAGAATTGCCCACGTCTGCGGGTCAACGCGGCCCTTCGGCATCGGGCAGTCCTCGCGGTACGTGCCGTCGGCGTTGTGCAGGCGAATCTCCAGGTGCAGATGCACGCCGCTGCTGTTGCCGCTTGTACCGAGCAGCCCGACCGTTGCGCCCGCCTCTAGCCGTATGCCTTCGAGCGCGCCCGGCTCGTCGAGGTGGCAATACATCGAATAGCAGCCAAGCTGAGGGTGGTCGACGCGCACGTAGTGACCATACGCCGCGTCAAAATCGGAGTACGCCACGATGCCGGCGGCGAGGCAGCGTACCGGCGTCCGTGAGGGTCTGCCGCCGAGGTCGGTTCCGTTATGGCCCCAGATGCCAAAGCGGGCATAGTTGGCGGCGTTCTCGCCCCAGTGCTGCGTGATGACCGAGCCTGGCAGGGGATGGGTCAAATCCCCTGCCGGCTCCGGTCGTGGAGGAAAGGGTGGTACGGGCACTGTAATGCCCTCGGATATTGTCCATTCGTACTCAATCCAGGTGGATGTGTGGATGCCCGGATTGCCGCCCTTGCCCATGCCGATGCCGTGGGCGGCGTCGCTGGGCGCGCCGTCATCGACCTTGATTGAGAACTCGTTGAGCGAGGCCGACATCGGGAAGTCCCAATTATAGGTCGCATACGCCTGGTCGGCCTTGCTGATGACGCGGCCGCTGCCGCTGGGCCAACTGACGAGCATCAGCACGCCGGCCACTTCCTGCTGGGCGCGCTTGATTGTCCCTAAAATGTGGTGATCCGGCCCGACGGCATCGGCCTCAGCCTCGTCGAGCCAGGTCGCCGAGGTGATGCGCCAGTAGCCTACGCCTTCCGGCGGCTTGGCAAAGTCGAAATGCACGCCGCGGGCGATCAGGCGCGGGTCGATGTCCCGCGTTGGCTCAGGCGGTGGCGGTGTTGGCCGTGGCGGCTCAGGTTGTGGGTTGGGTGGCGTCGGGCGTGGCGGCTCCGGCAACTCCGGTAGCGGCGAGATGTAGCCGTGGCGTACAGCGTCGCTAAAATCGTCCTGCACGCCGTCTTTGTTGTGCAGCTCGTACTTATCGCCGCGCCAGCGGTAGAGCGCCAGGCTGCACACCTTCTGCGTGCCGGGCGTCATGTTGTGTTCGTTGACCGACTGATAGGCGTTTTGCACCCAACCCGTATTGCCATCGAGCCAGGCGTCGTCGCCCTGGTCGGTTTCGGTCACATGCACCGGCCGCGTGGCAAACTTGGGCGGGATCGCCTGAATCGTCTGGTAGATAACCGGGAAGTGCCAGTACCAGCCGTGCTGCTTCTCCATCGACCAAATCAGATTGGGGTCGGCGCCGTGCGTGTATCCGTGTACCGCCAGGCCGTCACAATCGACGATGGCGGCCAGCATCTGCTTGTAATAGCTCAGCCAGTCGATGCCGCTGGTATTGTCCCACGGCGCCACAGCGGCGGTCAGCACCTCGGCATCGGGCCGTTCGTAGGTGATCGCCTGGTAGCACAGGTTGAAGCAGTCGGCGTAATCTTCCGGCTCAATCGTGTCGCCACCAGGCCATTCCTGGCGATGGTTCGGCTCGTTGGCGACGATAAAGACGTTGACCGCTGGACAGCGGGCGGCGAAGGCGGCGCAGCGTTTGGCAAAGGCCGGATAGTCGGGGCGCAGTGGGATGGTGCCGTTGGGATACCAGCCGTGATTGAGCCGCACAATCCAGTTGATGTCCGAGCGTATGGCGCCATAGTTGGGCGGTTCGTCCGTGACCAATACGGCATCGACGCAATAGCCGCCGGCGGGAACGATGGCGTGGCCGTCACGGTCGTGGACGGAGTAGAGCAGCGCCATTAGGCCGCCCCTTCCATCTCAAACAAGGGCAATTGCATAGCGGCCTCGTCAATGCGCTTCTGGGCGATGGCGAAATAGGTTGGGTCAAGTTCCACGCCGATAAACCGCCGTCCCTCTTTGATGGCTGCAACTCCCGTTGTGCCGCTGCCCATCGTGAAATCTAGTACCGTATCGCCCGCGTTGGTGTAGGTGCGGATGAGGTACTCGTAAAGGGCGACAGGCTTTTGGGTTGGGTGAACGCGCAAAGTGTTATTGCATTCGCCAACCTGAAACGGCAATCGAATTACACTCAGTGGATAGCGGGAATTGCCATCGGCTTTGTGCGAAAATTCCTTGGCGTAATCTTGCCGACAACCTATAGCAAACTCACGCGGAGCGGTTCCTCGATTGCCGTTTGGCTTGCCTTTGTCCCACATAACAGGGTTGTATTTATGGCCTGTTTGCCCAAAAACCAATATGCTTTCGTGACTTCGCTTTGGCGCAATTCGGGAATGCAAAGGGCTTGACGCGCTCTGCTTGTCCCACACCCATTCATGCCGAAATTGCTCAACGTTGCTCATAATCAAGCGACTCGCAAACGGTTGACTTGCCGTCGTGACAAATGCGCCTCTTGGCTTGAGTAGGCGTTTCACCTGCTCCCACATCTCATCAAGCGGAATTATACTGTCCCACTTACACGCCGTTTGACCGTTGCCATAGGGCAAGTCAGTAATCACCGCGTCCACGCTTCCCGCCTCAAGCGTCGGCAAGATGTCGAGGCAATCGCCCTGTATCAATTGGTACGCCATTCTAGTTCTGCCTCTTGTTGTAATCGACCACAGCCATCTCCTGCCGCTGCTGGGCGAGCTGTTCCAGGATGGCGTCCAGCGTGCGGCGGATCATATACAGCTCATCCTGGATATGCACCAGGCGACCGAGGATGTCGGCCTGCGTGATGAGTTCCACGCGCTCCGTGCGTAGGTTGTCCTCCATTAGGCCGCCCTCCTAAATCGCTGCTGGCCGTGACAGTGGGCGCATTTCTCGTCCCGGCAGGTGTGGAAACGATGCCGTCTATCGCCGCGCAATACGCATTGCCCACCACATGGCGCGGCAGAGCGACAGGCCATGTCAAGCGTGGTCGGATAGGGTGGCGGTGGCAGTTTTTCACGTGTCATAGTTGGGCCTTCTTGAGCGCATCGAGCGAACGCCTCAATTGCTCAATGATGATCGCCTGCACTCGGCTTTGCTGGTCGTACATCTCGATCAGCTTGGCGATGGCGCGGGTATGGCTGCGATCCAATAGGTAGAGCGCCAACGCGGCGACAGAGGTGTACCCGACGATCCAACCGGCAACATTCCAATCCATGATTTGCGTTTTACGGTGGAGAAATAAAAAAACGGCTGGCGGTGTGGATATACCGGGCAACCGTTCAGCGCAGCCGTATAGAGGCTTTGATGGAGGCGGCGAAGAACAACAGAAGTCGGGCCGCCGCGTAAACGGTTGCCCGACTTCTACCGGCTATGATAGACCCATGCGCGCGCTATGTCAACCAACTGTGAACCATAAACACGCGTAGCCATATTGAGCGCGCCGGCAGACGCCACCGGCCGCCGTTCCCGCCTGGCCCCGCCGCCCAAACGGGACGGGACGAGGCCGTGACGGGTCGGTTAGTGGCTGGGCTTGGTTATGCGAGGTGTGGGTATTCACGGATGCGCCCATCAAAGGCAATCGGTCTGCCGTCCTGCTGAATGAGGTTCGTTTTCATATAGACGGGCAGGTGGATCGCTTGTGCTTGCTGCCAAAGACTCATCCACCATTCAAGCGGCGGCGCAAATGCGGGCGTTTGGCTGGACTGGCTTGCGCCACCCATCACCAGCCAATCAAACATATCAAGGCTTGAGAATGTGAGGCGCTCCATCATCGGCTCACATGACAACCAGGCCACGCCCTCATAGCCCGATGCCCGAATCTTGCGGAAGGCTTTTTCGGCCCGATCCACCGCGTACTGGTAGTCAACCGTTGTCCCGATCCAGGTGTTCGGCGGAAAGCGGAACTCGGCCATGCGGATCGGGAACTTGGTAAGCAGGAGGAAAGTCCACTGCGGATTGGCCGCAATCTGGGCGAGAACCGCTTCAATCCATTCGGTCGGAACCCACTTGCCAAAGAGATCGGCCATTGAGCAGGTAAAGACATTGCGAAGGCCCATCGCCGTAACTGGATCATCGATTCGAGATACGTCCGGCGCTTTTGTGTTCTCAGGAAAGGCGAGGCGTTCGGGATAGAAGGCGGGCGAGAAACGTTCGCCATCGGGCAGATGCTTATAGATATGGTTGGCGATGTCCCTGGCATAGCAGTACGCGCAATTGTGAAGGCATCCGGTGATCGGGTTCCATGTCCAGCGCGCCCACTCTACATTATCGTTGGTGGCGTTGAACTGGCCAGTCCCGCTCATCTCCAGCAGATAGGTGCGCTCATCGTAGCTTAGGCGCTCCCACTCATCGACCAGATAGGCTTTGATGCCGGATGGCTTGCGGATAGTCAAGGGCTGCACGCTTGCGTGATTCTCTTGCCGATAGGCTGCGACCGTACTCGTTACATGAGCCGCCGTCACTTTGCCTTCCGGCGCACTCTCGACCACTCGCCCCCAGACTTCTCGCTGCTCCTGCGGCCGCAATTTAGCTTGCGCTATCGGACGAAGTTGGCTCTCCGAAATTGCATTTTCAACAATTTGTTGACTCTCGCTGATATTCGCTAAAACCTCTCCCGCATCGGCCAGTTGGTAAATTCTTGCCCCTGTATACTCCGCAAAGACAGGGCATTCTTCGCGGATGCAATCCGGCAGGTTGTTATAGCCCAAGACGGCAAAGCCGCGCCGGCGCTTGAAGGTAGCGAACTGCAACATCAATGCCTTGCTGGAATCGTTGATATGCTTGAGATAAAGACGCGCTTCTCCCTCGGTCATCTCGCCATTGCTGACGGCCAGTTCAAAGCCCATTTGGTGATTCATCAAATAGCCCCTTCTGAAAAGGAGACACTTTGATGCCCCCGTTTAAATACTTCTCGGCGTTCTTGCGCCATTCCTCATAGTGAACTATGTTCTCAGTACTGCGCTTGAGACTGACTTTAGCCGTGTTCATGCCATATAACATAATAAACTCCAGTAAGCGGCCTTCTTCACTGCGAATATAGGTCGCCTTCTTTAGTGCGGCAAGATTATCGAGATGCTCGATAAGGGGAACGGTGAGCCACTCAGGGGGATCATCATGGTACGTTTTCTTGATGACACCTGGTGACTTATGACGTTTATAGGCATTGAGCGAAATATTAAAAAGTAGGTCGATGCGGTCAAACCGATAGTCAGATTGCAGTTGTTTAAAAAGGTCAACACCCGCGAGCGCGTCAACGATGCCATTGGGATCGCAATAGATCAAACCATGAAAGCGGCCCGACCATCTGAGATTACACAGCCACGGCAGGATCACTTGTTGATACTCACCGTGAATAATATCGCAGTTAACAAGAGATTCTTTTGATAAGTTCTCAAAATTCGGCTTATCTTTTTCACAACAAAGCTGACGGAAATTGTCGTGAAAATGTTTGGCAAAATGACGGTTGAGGATAAGCGGCGAACCCGCTGCCCCTTCCTTGCTGTGTCCTGATCCCGCTGTACTATCGATCACGACAAGGAGCGAATCGGGCTTAAGCGTGCAGAGGCTTCGCCATCCATTTGTGCAGCCATCGCAAATCATTTGTAGGTGTCTTTGTTTGGTCGGTGTATAGTTGCTATCGCCATGCGCCCGTCTCATTTTTGCTCCCTTTCTTCTTTGCCAATCGCCATCAATGCCGCCCTCGCCTCGTCCGCCGAGTCATAGTATTCGTGCCATGTCCACCTGGCCCCATGCCGGTTTTCTTTCCGTTCAATCAGAAACGGGTCACGCGGACAGATGCGGTAGGTAAAGGTACCGCTTTGCCGGCTGATTTCAATGGTCAATTTATTCCTCCCCTAATGCCCTTGTCAGCGCAATCAATAGCTCGTCGTGTTCGTCCGGCGTCAGCAGCGCCTTCATTATGCGATGCACCAGCGCATCCTGTAACTTGCGGCCAAGCTCACGCCCAATGATAGGCGCTATCTTGTCGGGCGTCATGGCCCGGCTGGGAAAGATGAATTCGTCTTTGGGTAGTACCGTGTATTCGGCGTCAATGCTAGGTAGTTGCGGCTCATCCTGCGGCCAATCCTGCGGCCCTCGCAGGCGCTTAGGCTGGCGTGGCTGGAGCGTATCACGGATGGCGCGCACGTCCTTGATCGGCAGCGGTTTGCCGGCGGCGCTGGTCGCCTCAATCACCGCCTCAATGACCTCATCTGATACCGATGGCGCCGACAAAAGACGGGCGTTACTGATACCCAAATTTCCAAATTTGGAAAAATGATCGGCACGCAAAGCCATATTGATGAAGTCGTAGGCGCTGCCATTGCTCCAGCCAAACTCTTCTCCAATCCACTTGACAAACTCGCCACGCGGCAAAAGGTCGCGCACGACGATCAACTCCTGGCCAATAGCTACAAGGTCTTGCATGGCCCGCCGTTCGTGTTGGCGAATCTTGAGCGCCGCATCCTGCACCCGTTCCCGCTTATCCTCGTCAATCGTGCCATAGTCGTAGACGAGGCCGGCGTACCTGGTGACCACCTTCTTCGCCTGGCGCTGCTCTTTCGCCTTCTGCCGCTCTTCTAATTTGCGCGCCATGCGCTCGGCGGGTGCCGGCGCCGGCGGTAGCGGCTTGCGGTACGGGCGCGTCTTCATAAAATGGTCGCCCCCGGCGACATAGGCAAATCCTCCGGGCGGCGGTTCCAGGCGGCGATGGCATCTGCAAGACCGTCCAGACTCGACACCTTTGCGAAGCACGTTTCGCACTCCACGATAATCAGCGGCTTGGAACTGGTAATCATGGTTGCCTGACCACCGCAGAATGGACACGGCTTGAGATTATCGGTAATGGCCTCCGGCCCGCATGCGATCGGCTCAATCTCATTTACCGGCGGTAGCGGCTTGCGGTACGGTTGGCGGGTCACAGCGTCACCCCCAGCACCGGCCCCAGCCCAATCTCGCCGCACAGCCACAGCCAGCCGGTCAACTGCTCGGTCGTCCGCACGCGCAGGATGCTCAGGCGCAAGAGGCGAATCTCATCCGCCGGGAATACCCAGCACGGCGCGTTGATGAAGTGTTCGCAGTATTCGACAATCAGCCGCAGCTCGTCAGGCGCCGGCTCACGCTCGTACATGGGGTCGCGCATGTGGCAGGCATAGACCACGGCGGCGCGGCGTGTGCTGCCGCCATTGTAGGCCCAGACCGTCTGCGGCGTGCCGGCCTCGGTATAGGCGTAGTAGATGTGCGAGGTGGTCATGGCTGGGCATCCCGATCCGGCAGCGGCGCCAACAGATAATTGTAGTCGCCGTAGCCCGTCTTGTGCTGCTCCTTGCCGGCAGCTTTGGCCGGCGCATGATGGTCTTCAAAGCGCGCCGGGTCAAAGGCCCAATCGAGCATCCCCTGGACGTTGGTCGGCCTGTTGCCGGCCATTGCCCAGGCATGGATGGCGCGTATCCAATCGGGCAGCGGCGGATTGAGCCTCACAATTTCCGCCATCTGCTCTCTGTTCGGGTATCTGTTGTGCTGTTCATAGAATGCTCTTATCAGCGGATGATCTTTCAAGGAAGGCGGGCGGGCGGGCGCTTTAGCGCCGTTGCTCTCTCCTTCTTCTTCTTTAGTTGGTAGTTGGTAGTTGGGAAGTTGAGAAGTTACTTGGGTACGTGCCTCAGTAGGTGCTTGGGTAGGTACTAAAGTACGTACTTTAGTAGGTACTTTGTCAGTCGAGTTAGCCGCCCGATTGACGGGCAGCTCCATGACGAAAGGGAACAGTTTCCCCTCCTGATCACAGGTATCAACCAGCCTATCGCCTTTGGGCGTCGTCCAGTTACTAACCATCATTTGATTGCCCTTGCTGTTAAAGCGCAGGCGATCCTGCCAACCATCCGGGCGCGGATAGCTGGAGGCGTGGGCGAACTGTAGCGACTGGTAATCCCACCAGTTGAGGAATTGGGCGTACTGTTTGCCGTCTACCGTATACAACTGGATCGTGCCGTTTTGCTCCATCAGCGCCAGCCATTTGCTAACGTCGCTCGCCTCCATATGATCGTAGGGAAAGATTTCTTTGGCGAGAAAAAGCGGATGCGCCTTGAGCCGGCCCTGGTCATCGGCAATCGTGATCATGCCTATCTGCAACAGGCGTCCACGCGGCGGCAATGCCGCAAAATTCTCGTTACTCCACAATGAATTGTCCAACATACGTCTACCCATGCTACACTTCTCCTAGTCATTATTCTTGTTGTGAATGCCCTGGCTGCCGGCCTGAATCGGCGCCGGGGCGTATTATTTACCACTCTCGTTTTGCCCAAATCGCGGTCACGATGACCAGCAGCGCCGCCCAGCTCAGAACGGCCAGCTATTCGATGACGGCGGAGTATGCGCTGCTCGATGTCGATGACATTCGCAAGGATTTAATCTCGCCGGTTTCGCTGGCTTCCGATAGCGTAGTTTGGAGCGTGGATTAGAGTGCTTTGCCTTGACAGGGCAAAGCATTTCCCTCTATAGCTCTCTCACGGCAAAGACAGGGGTTCGAATCCCCTATGCGCTACTAAAGCATATTAATTACGTCATGTTAATGTGCTGGCATCGTGCCGTGAGTCGCCAAACCAACGGGCAGGATGCACCAAACAAAACGCTTCGGCACCGGCTGGAGCGTTTTTGTTACCCCTCGCCGGTGGCCGTATCGTTGTGATTTACGCCGTTGCTCCGATGAGGGTCAACGTTTTTGCAGCTTCTTCGTCCAAATACCGATCCAGTGTCTCCCGACGAAAACGCCAGTGCCGGCCAATCTTCACGGCTGGCAACTCGCCGCGCTGCGCCATCCGTGAAATGGTTTGCCGGTTGAGCTGCAAATAGTCTGCCACTTCATCTACGGTCATCAACTGCTGTGTCATGCCTCAATCTCCCTTCGTGGTTAACTTCATACTCGGAACAAGTATAGCATACAATCAAATAGTATAAACTGTCAATATTGATAATTGACATATACAATCAAATACGCTAGAATACATTCAACGGCAAGCGCAACGGGCGCAAGCGGAGCAGGAAAGAGGAAATACGATGGGCACATACATTCTGGAAAACATGGTTACTCAATATGGTCACATTCGCACCGAGGAATACAACGGGCGCAAGTGCAGCAAGGGCCGCCAGACGCTTGAGGTTGTTGAGGCGGTCTTGGTTCCAGCCAACTGGCCGGGCAACAAGCAAATCGCCGCACAAGCCATCGTGCAAGGCAAGCGCGGCGCCATGTACAACGCCTACATTTACAAAAACGGCTTTATCTCAGTTATCTAAACGAGGTCGGGCCGGCAAGTGCGTCAACACTCCCGGCCCACGGTCAAAATCCTGTCTCTATCACAAGAAAGGTTCGACAATGCAATACTACAGTAAAACACAAAGAATGTCACCCGCCCGCAAGCACGAACTTGTCGGCTACGAACTCTATAAGGCCGGCCAGCCCATCACGGCCTGCCAGTCAAACGACCAACGGCGCGGTTGGAATAACGCCTACATCGGTCACATGGCCGCTGTCACTGCCGAAATCGAATGCACCTTTGACCAAAGCCGAGGCTGGTAAGATGGCCTCTGAGCGTATTCTATTAGTTGGTAGAATTGTGGAAGGCGAGATGCACTATAGCATCTCGCCGGTGGCGGCAGAGGAACAGCCCACAGACGGCGCATTACAGGCCACAATCGATTATGCCGCCGAGCTGCAAGAGCTGCAGGATGATATAGCCGACCGTGAATTCTGGTCACGGGGAGAATGGTAAACCATGATTCGACCACTAGAGGCATCTGACAAGTTTGTCGATAACCTTTGCTATACCGACCCCTGCACCGTTTACGAGCGCGCAGATGGCACGGTGTACAAAATCAAGGCGTCCTATTATACGGGCATCAAGACCGTGACCGAGTTTGCCAACCGCCAGGCTTGGGCCTGCTATAAGTTCGGCAAGGCATACGACCCCGAAGGCAAAGGCCACAAAGGCGCCAGGAGCGTGCAGCCATGAAAATATCCGAGGTGTTCCCGTCAAAGTACCTGACCGCTGCCGACCTCAACGGCCGCCCCTATACGCTCACGATCAAGACCGTCACGTTGGAGGAAATGATCACGCATGACAACAAGAAGGTGCAGAAGCCGGTCGCCTGGTTTGAGAAGGCGCAAAAAGGTTTCGTGATGAACAGCACCAATGCCCACATCATCGCCGGCCTGTACGGTGACGATACCGACGGCTGGCTGGGCCAGCGCATCACCATCTATGCCACCAAAGTGAAAGCGTTCGGCTCGATGCAGGATGCCATCCGCGTCAAGGAAGAGATTCCAGCCATGCCTAAGCCGGTAGCCCAAGCGGCGCAGGTCGCCGAGCAATCCGACCTCGACGACGATGACGATGTGGCAGACTACAGTGAGGCCGATTCGCTCAACCTCGTCATCGACCCGGATACCGGCGAAATCATGGATGGCGATGTTCTGTTCACGCCGGCCAGCTCCGGCAAGGCCAAGACACCTGACGACATCAAGCCGGCCCAACTCCTGCGCCTGACTAAGCAGATGGCGCAATTGTACGGCGCTGAATGGGGCGGGCGTGAGGCAAAGATGGCTCAAGACGCCTCGACCGGCAGCGTGCGCCAGTTCAGCGAGCTAAAGATCACGGAAGCGCAGGTTCTGATTGGCAAGCTGGATGCGCTTATCGAGCAACGACAGCCCGCACGCAATGGCGCAGTGGCGGCCTAGCAAAAGTCGCCGCCGGCTCCCTCCCTCCAGAGATGGCCGGCGGCTAATCATTCGATATGACAGGACATACCAAGTGACTAAGCAGAATCATACCCGATTTGTCGCCCCTGATCCACCAGCCCCGCGCGTCGAGATTATCCGATCCGACCTGCCGCCGGCCCCGATTGTCGAGCCATATCCCCACGCCAGCCACACCGACAGAGCGCGTGCGTTCACCCTGGCCACCGCGCCATTAGCCGCAACGACTGCCCTGGTCGTTCTGCTCATCGGCCTTGTTGCCTTCGGCATTCCCATACTGAGCGTTGCCGCTTTGCTGCTGGCACTGGGCGGTTTTGGTTTGGTCTGGGCCATTTCCTTTATCGTATTCACGTTTGTCAGCCCAGACGGCGCGCTCGTATTGCACACCATTTTCCTGTTCGGCCTGTTGCGCCGGGAACAGAAGGAGCGTATCCGTCGCTATGGCAAACACTAACGGCGTCCTCGCCAACCTTGACCGCAAGCCGGAGATTAGCCACGCCGACCCGGAACGCTTTGTCGGCCTGCGTGGCGCAGCGGCGGCCTTGTCCCGGCGTGCGGTGGATGCAAGCGTATGTGAACTACTCAATGAGGCGCTCAGCCGCCTTGTCGCCCTTCTGTACGAGTCGGACGGCGGCGGCCTCGCCAACGTCGATGGACTGACCGGGCGTATTCTGGTGCCATTGCCCCACGGCAAGAACGGCCACGCTCATTGGTCACTCAAACCATCCGAGGCGAATACGCTCAGAGATATTCTGTTTGGCTGGCAAGAAGAAGGGAATTCGCTGCTCTTTTACGAGTGGACGCGCCATAGCTGGTTCCTCAACCTTAGCGGCTATGGTACGCTCGGCATAGCAAAGGCGTGGTTGCGCTCGCACCAAATCACTGTCGCCCTGTATAGGTCTACGCGTGCCAAGAGAGTGGCGCGCTAGATGGTGTCGCCTAGCAATTTCCAGAGGTACACAAAGACAACGCGCCGGGAAGCCCGTCCCGGCGCGTTGCTGTCTCTAGTCCCCACCTGCTTCCAGGTTGTTATCTAATTAAAAAGGAAACTCAAATGAAACGTACTTTGCTCTTTGCCCTGTTGGTCGGCGTCTGCCTATTCGTCTTGCAGACTCATCCGATTGGTACAGGCGCCCAAGGCGCCATTACGGTTGCTGGCATTACCGATTCGCTCCATGCCACCAACGCCGCCATCAAAGCCTATCCCGCGGCGCAGGTCGGCCATCTGCTGGGCAGCTACATCGTCATGTTATGGAAGACCGAGGTCGCCAAACTCATGTTCTGGATTCATCTATTTGGCTAGGGCGGCGCCGCAACCGGCGGCTGGTAGCCCGTCAGCTTGTTAAACAACGCCTGCACGTTGGAGAGAATGGCATAGTCGGCCGCCGCCGGGTCAGCCGCCCAGGCGTCATAGGTGACATCCCAAGCAGCATCGGCCACCATCGCCGCCGGAAAGCCGTAACTCTGCGGGTTGCGAATCACATTGGCGAGTAGGTTGCTGTCGCCCTCGCCTGCCGCCAGTGCCTTGAGCGTGCTGACGGCGTTTTCTTTGACCACGCTGTTGACCTGGTTGTTGAAGCCGGGCGAGGCGTTGAATGCCTCCTGTTGTAAGGCGCTGATGCCCATGCTATCCTCCCGCCATGCGCTGCAAGACTTCCGGGTCGATCTCGACGATTAGCTGCTCCAGCGCATAGACGGCGCCCTCGGTTCGGCTCTTGCTGACCTTCAAATCTTGCAACCGTTGTTCGACGGCTTCAATCTGTGCCGTGACGCTGTTCTTCCCCTGCACCATCTTTTCCCACTTTTCGATCAGCTTGGCAAGGGCGATGCTATCCTCTTTTGCCGGCTCGAAACTAGGCGCATCCTTCTCAATGCCGTTTGCTGTCGTGTGGACGGTCGCTTCTGCTTCCATGCTTTTGCTCCTCTTTGAATTCCGAATAGCCATTGATGCCTCTATAGGAAATAAGTGCCCCAAACGGCGACGGTATGGCCCGCCAGTACATTGGCGATGGTTAAGTCGGCACCGTTGGCACCTGCGCCAACGGTGCAATCGCTCGTGCGTAAAGTTGCCTTCGTCGTGTTCCAAATCGTGCCGTCAAAGTAGGCGGCGCTGATAATCTGCGTCGTGCCAGCGCGCGCTGGTTGGCTCGGCGGCAGCGAAACCGTCATGTTGCCCGTACCGCCTGAGCGAGAGGTAACGGGAATGTAGGCGTTGAACATGACCATGTTGCCGATGCGCGTATAGTTGCCATAGCGAGTCCCATAGCCAACTGTGGGCGCTGTCGTCGTTGCGCTGACCACAGGCGTATAGGCGACGGGCGTCTCAGCGTAGTCGCTCAGTGTCGTGTTGCCGAGGTTGATGCCCTGAAAGGCTTGCAAGAGACCCGTACTGATCGTCACCGTTCCCGCCGCGCTGATCGCCAGGCGGTCGAGGTTGTTGGTACGGAGAACAAAATTGTGATTTGTCCATGTTCCTACATAGCCAACGTTAGTGGAATGCAGGAACAATCCACCTTCCGCACCTGAGCTTTTCAGGTGAAGATTGGCGACGGTCGCATTTGGCGCAATCCAAATGCCGTTGGCATTAGTGTTCAGCGTGGGCGTCAAAGTCCCAAGATGCAAGAGCGCACCAGGAGCCGAGTTGTTAATGCCCGTAAATCCCGTTGTTTTGACCGTCAAGCCCGTTGCTGTGCTGAGGTCGGTGCTGGGCGAAACCGAGAAGGAATCGCCTAAACTGCCGTCGATGCCAATCGTCCAATTCGTCGTCTGCTGCGTAAATTGTAGGCGAGCGTCCCCCGCGCCCGCTTGCTGGATCACGATGCCGACTCCGGCAATCGCCGTGTTGTTTGAATAGACGTGCAAGGTATGGGTGGGCGAAGCAAGACCGCCGATACTGGCGAATCCTGTAGCTGCGTCGAGCCTCATGCGCTCGACGTTGCCGGTGGCTAAGAGTATGTCCTGGCCCGCGCCAACCGTTCTCAAAACTAAACGAGTCGTGTTGCCTTGCACGTAGGCATCGCCCGCCTGCAAGGCTCCTGCACCACCCGCAAAGAGGCTGCTGACGATGCCCGCTTCATAGGTGGAAGTACCTAAGTCGTTTTGCGACCGCCACGTTGCTGCCGCCGTCGTGCCCGTGCTGGTGTTGCGAATCAGGGCAGTTAAGCCGCCGGCGACATTTCGCGATATGTCGAGAATTTGTGCTGGCGACAGATTGCCAATGCCGAGGTTGCCGTTGGCGTCAAGCACCATCTTGCCGGATTGGACGGTCAAGCCTGTTTGAAACAGAATCTTGCCAGGGATGGCTCCTGCTGCCGGCGTGCCGTCCACTTGAAAGACAATGCCTGCTGGAGGAACCCACGCTGCCCCATCCCAGGCGTAGCCCTGCATTGAACCGAAGTAATCGCCATCGGCGACAATGGTCTTGGATGCCCGCGTCCCCCTGGCCTTTTGCAAGGCGAGTACAGGCGTGAAGGTGTTGTTGCTGACCTGGCTGACCGTCAACCCACGCTCCGCCGCCGCACTGGTCGAGTGAACTTCCAGGTGGCTGTATGGGTCGCTGGCGCCGATGCCGACGTTGCCGCTCAGGTATTGGATCGCATCCGTAATAAAGCCGCCCGAACTGGGTCGGGCGGCCGACGCTGCGCCGGTGCCGAAATAGGCGCCGCTGCTGTCCAGCCACAGGTTGTAGGCGACGGTGGTCGAGTTGATGGCGCGCAGCCGCACCGCCCCCAACGTGTTGCTGCCGGCGATGCCCTGCGCCACCAGGTCAAGCTCGGTATAGGTCGCCGTGGCGCGCGAGACGCCGACCGTGCCCAGCAGCTTGGCGACCAGCGGCGCCGTCGGCGGGATACCCAAATCCTCATACCAGCCAATCGTGTTGAAGAGCGCCGTGCCAAACTCAAAGGAAATGCCGTTGACCTTGTCGATGCTGAGAATGGCGTTGCCGACGTTGTAGAGGTTGAGGGGCGTATTAAAGAGGCGCATACCGTTCACGCGGTCGGCTGTCATGCCGATGAAGGGCGTACTCGGATCATCCGGCGCTTTCGTCAAATCGTTGCCGGTGGCAAAGCCATAGCGCGTCGAGGAATAATCGACAAAGCTGGTCAGGTTGCCCATCGTCACCGTCGGCACCAGGTCATCCCAGTTGGTCGTGGCCGAGCGGCTGTAGATGGTGATGGTCGGGCCGACCTTCTGCACCGTCGGTGAGATCGGCTTGACCGTCTGCACGCTGGCTAGGTCGATGTAGCCCTCGCTGGTGGTGGCGCCGAGGCTGACCACGGCATCGCCGGCCAGCCATGTCTTTGCCCCGCTCGTATTCAGCCCACGCGTCACCGTATAGCGCCAGCCCGCCGGCGGCCCTGTCACCGCCGTTGGCGTGGCGCTCGTAATCTTCATCGCCTCAATCTGCGCCACGCCGCCCGGTGCGCTCTCCAGATACAAGTAGGTGCCGGTCGTGAAACTGGCGACGTTGTGCTTGAGGTCGATGGTCGTCTGCCCTGCCGTGATGTCGCTAATCAAACTGCTGGTCGGCGTGACCATGATGCGCCCGCCAATCGTCGCCATCACCGAACTGGCAACCAGCGTCTCGACGTAGAGTTCGCGGGCATAGATGGTTGCCCATTTGCGGTTGTAGTCGCCGAAATCGGTGCGCGTGCCGCCGCCCGGCAAGACGTTGAAGCCGCCAGGGTCGAGGATGAGGTCGCCGCCGGGGATGATGCTCAGATTGGTAGCCGCCGGCGAGGTAATGCTACGCGTGCTGCCGATAAAGTCGAGGCCGGCGTTGAGCTTGACATTGCTGTCAAACTGGTGCGTGCCCGTCCAGGTGAAGTTATAGGCGGTATCGACAATCACATTGTCCACGTCAGCGCCGGCGCCAATCTTGACGCCTTTGGCGGCGTTGACGCTCAAGGCTTTGGCTGCGCTCAGCGCCAGACCCGCACCGGCAAGCGCCGCATCGATTGCCAGCCCGCTGGTCGTGTTGAGGCCGGATGGCGAGGCCAGCACAATCTGGATGTCGTTGGCGTTGACCTGGATACCCACGCCCGTGCCAACCGCCAACACACCCGCCGTATAGGTCAGCCCCGCGCCGCCCACCAGCGGGTCGAGCGCCATCGTATCGGCATTGGCGACCAGCCCATCACCGGCCCCAACCGCCAGCACACCGGTTGTCAAGGTCAAGCCGGCGCCGGCCAAAGTCGCGGCCAGTGTCACGGCATCAGCACCAGCCACCAGCCCCGCACCGACGCCGACCGCCAAGACGCCTGCCGTCAAGGTCAGGCCGTCACCGGCGACGCTCGGCGCCAAGCCCAGCCCGCCCGTGATACCCAGCCCGCCCGCCGGCGCAAGGGTCAAGCCCAGCGTGAGGTCAACGCTCAACTCGCCGCCGCCGGTTAGCGGAGCAGCGGTATCGACGCGGCGCGTGGTCGGCATGGCATAGCTTGGGTCGATGGCGATGCTGTTGGCGGCGACGACGATACCGGAACCTGCGCCGACGGCCAGGATGCCGCCCGCCGTATAGGTCAAGCCGCCACCGGCCAAGAGCGGGTCAACGCGTAGCTGCTGGCCTGTAATGAGCAGCCCGTCACCGGCCGTCGCCAGCGCATGATGGGCGGCAGGGTTGGCGGCATGGGCGCTGATGTCGATGCCGTCCACGGTGCCGCCGAGCGTGATGTTGCCCTCGACATCCAGCGAGGCTGTGCCGCTGCCCTGATTGGTGACGCTGACAACGGTTGGGGTGGCGGCGTGGGCGTCGATGATCATGCTGCCCGGATATTCCCACTCAGCGCCCGACAAGGTATCACCGGCAATCGTGCCGCTGACAAAGAGATGGTCAATGTACAGATTGCGCCAGCGTTTCGAGGCGCTGCCGAGGTCAAAGGTCACATCGAACTCAGGCAGCACCGCGCCCTCGAAGATGACGCCAAGATCAGCCTCTACATAGATATTGCCCGTACTCACCAGACGGATATTGGTAGAGCCAATCGGCCCGCCGTCATCGGTGGCGTTGAGGCTCAGATAGGAGTAATCGGCGTCATCGGTCTTTCTCACCTCCAGCTCAAGGCGATTCGAGACCGGCGGCGAACCGGTATCGAGCTGATAGCCGGCAATGCTGGCCGGAGGATTGGCGCTGCGATCCAGTACATCGAACCACCAGGCAATCTCGGAGTGAATGCCCGGCGCCCAACCACCCGGCAAGGTCGGCATCAGAATCGCCAGCCCGTCATCGTCCAGCACCGTCTCGGCAGTGCGTAACATGCCGTGTAGATAGGCGTTGTCGCTGTACAAGCCCCAGCCCGTGGGGTTGAGGTCGGCGTCGCCGATGCCGTCGAGCAGGCCGATCTGCGTGCGGATGTGGCTGTTGCCCGCCGCGTAAGGGTTGGCGCCCGTCCAGTCGCCAATACGAATCCACGGCCCGTCGGCGCTGTCGAGCGTGCTGAGGTGGACATAGCCCTGCCCGCTGACGCCAAAGTCCACCGCCAGCCGCCCCTTCTTGACGACGATGCCGGGCGTGCCTGCGCGGTGCGTATACGTCCAGCGCTGGCGGGTAATGCCGTTGATGTCAGCCGCCAAAGGCACATAGCCGCTGACCTGGCCCCATAGCTGGTTGACCTCAAGCCCGGTGCCGACTTCGACCGACGAGATCATGATCCAGTCGCCATTGGCAAAGAGCGCACCGACCAGCGCCACCGAATCCTCAAAGGTGACGGCGACGGTTGCGCCGATGGCAGGCACGGTAAAGTCCTGGTAGACGATACCCATCGACTTTCCCCAGTACTCTTCACCGACGTCGACGCGCACGGTGTCGGCGATGAAGGTGCGGACGTGCAGCTCGTCGGCCTTGATGGCGTGCGTCGTCAACTGGCGGAAGCCGCCGCTGTTGATATGTAAGCTATAGCCGTTAATCGGGATGCCGTCGAGGTAATCGGTGCTGCGCTCGGTCTTGGCCGAGGCCAGCATCAGGTCGCCGCCCAGATTCCAGGTGACGTCGATGCCGGCGCTGCTGGTAAACTGGCGGTCGGCGGCGATAAAGTTGATGTCAGTATGCATCTGCACAGGGCTGTTAAACTGGTGCGTGCCTGTCCACAAAAAGTCGGCGTCCTCGTCAACGCGCACGGAACCGTCGCCGGCAAACTCGATGCCGCCGCCCGCCTCCGTCCGCACATAGATCAGGTTGGAGTTGACGCCAAGCCCTCTGGTCGTGTCGGTGATCTCGGTCGCATCGACGCTGACAAAGTTGCCCAGCACATCCAATCCGACGCCGGCCCCAATCTTGACGCCCGTACTATCGAGGATGAGGCCGCTGTCGGAGGGCTTCTTGAGATACAACCCGGCGCTCGTCGCACCTATCCCGCCCACCGTGTCGTGCTTGGTCGAGATCGTCGTGCCGCTGATGTCAATGCCGTTGCCGGCAATGTAGGTCGGCCCGCCACCGCTGCCGCCGGTCGCATCCTCGTTGCGCCACATCGCCGTCGTGCCGTCATAGGTCAGCACCTGGCCGTCCGTGAGCGTGCCGAGATTGACATCCTGCAAAGTCGCCAGCCGCCCGCCGCTAACGGCGCTGCCGCCGCCGCCATGCCCGTTGCCAAAGAATCGTTGGAAGCGTTTGAGCAAATAGGGGTAGAGCAGGTCAGCCTGTGAGGATGCTTTGTTACTCGGCATGTTACCCCTTCACAATCTTGAGCGCGCTAAACGGGTCAGGCGACCCTTCCGATTGCACGGTCAGCCTGTCGCTTTCGGCGCTGTAGGTCGATGCTCGGATATAGACGGCAGCCCCGCGCGTCTGGCGGATGCCCAGCCCGTCAAGCAGCAGGATCGAGTCGATGCCGACGCTCTGCCCGTAGACCAGTTTGCCGGGTAGGATGTTGCTGCCGTTGGGATGGCGCAGGCGGCCATCCATGCCCAGCACATAATCCTCTTCGCTCGATAACGGCGCCAGGTCAATGACCACGCTGCGGTCACGCGTCACCCAGGCGATCATCCTGTCGCCGGCTGATGTGCCCATCTCCAGCAGCTCGTCGATCACATCCATCACCGTCATCTGGCGGTCGTCAAACTGGCGTACCATGATGCCGCTATCGACGTGGATGATCGTGTTGTAGTAGCTCTCGACGCCGGCAATCGCCTTGCGTAGCTGTTCGGTACTCTTAATCTCGCCGATGATGCGAAAGGGCATGTCGCAGACAGGCGAGCGCGCCACCCAGCCGCCGCCGAGTGCGACCAGCACGTTGAAGAGCGGCGAGCCGGGCGTCTCAAACTTGGTATAGCCCTGCTCTTCATCGACCGCAATCTCGTAGCCGTCGTCAATGTTGGCGGCGCCGAGGCGATGGATGTGCAGCCAGTAGGGCGTATTGGCGGCCAGTTCGACCGGCGGCACCGGCGCCTCCGTCCAGTTCAACTCGGTAAAGAGGCTGGCGCCGCTGATATCGACCGCCGTCAACATCGTGCTAGGAACGCCCAAAGTGTCGGCGTTGATCTCGACGCGCAAGAGGTCAGTCGGTTCGCCAATCTTGCGCCCGATGAAGCCGACGCGCGTCACCGTCCACGGCGTGTCGAGCCAGAACTTGGTGGCAATGTTGTCGGCCGCCACCTGTTCGCCAAATGAAATGCGGATCGTTGGCCCCGGCGCTTCGGGGATCAGGTCATCGCCGACGCCGATCTGGTAGGGGTGATCCATGTTCTCAACGGTGTAGGTGCCGTTGTTGGTCGTGCCCTCCAAGACTTCGACGGCGCCGGAGACGGTAAAGGTGTCGTCGCGCTTGAGCGGCAGGAAGTCGCCGCCGCCATAGATTTGCATTTCGTCGGATTCAATGGCGCCCTCGGTATGGTCGGCAGGGTTCCAGATGCCAAAGCCAATCTGGTTGCTCGTCATATAGACGCCCAGCACCTGCACGCCGCTTTCATCGGTATGCTCTTCTAAGCCATCCAAGTTCTCAAAGTAGAGCGCATCGGCCTTGTACCATGTGCCCTGCGCCGTCAGCGTGGCGCTATAGCTGCCCTGGTCGCTGGTCGTGACGTTCGGCTGCGGCAGCTTCATCCGTTTGAGGATGGTCGCCTGCATATAGGCGGCGATGTTGGCGTTGCCACGCGTCGATCCGTAGATGATCTCCCGTTTGCCATAGCGCGCCACGCTGTCGTTGTCCTGCGCCCAGCCCGTCTCGTTGCTCTGCTCGGTGCCGTCGGGCAGGATGCTCGGATAGGTCACTTTGACGCGGTTGCGTACCTCGTCGAGGCTCATGTGAATCGAGATGTTGCCCAGATTCAGCTCGATGTCCCACAGGTCGCCCCACCACACGCACTCGCCAAACTCGTTGAAGATTTCTACCTTGTCGCCCAGCCAGCCGCAGAGCGAGGCCAGGCTTTCGGCGCTGCCGATGGCCGTAATACTCGCCTGTTCGCAGCCGCCGCGGTCATTGGCCGACCAGTGCTGCGGCGCCAGCACGAGGTCACGCGGTAGCGTCTGGATACGGTTGCCGTACTGGATGTCCTTTTCGAGCTGGACGCTGAATCGTGGCATTAGATAGAAATCCGCCTGGGCCTGTAGCTCATCCGCACCTGCCAGGCGCTGCCCGCTTCCATCGTCACGCCGCCGAGGATAAAGCGCAGGCGGTTGATTTTGTTGGGATAGAGGTGGATCGGCATAAAGTAGGGGCGATAAATGGGCAATTGCTCCGTCCCGCTCAGCCCGTAGACGCCGCCATTCGCCCCGTCATCGACAATGCTTTCGCCGTCGGCCAACGAGACGTTGCTAAAGGCGCGCAGCACCCGGTAGCGGCCTGACCCCGACGGAAAGAGCTGCACCCAATCAAAGGCGATGTCGTCTGAGGCGACCGTCGCTTTGGCCTTGACCGTGACATAGAGGTGCGGGGCGCTGTTGGCATAGTAGCCGCCCGGCGG